ATAAAATCGCTCATACATCTTTCCATATTTATTCCATAATACAATATTATTTCCATAATTATTGAAACTTCGCCGTGTTTTTGGGGGTTGATCAATAGACCACACAGATAATAATATTTTTCCATTATGTTTTAATAGTCTCTTCATTTCTAATAAGGCTTTAATTCTATGTTCTTTATTTTCTAAATGGTGAAAAACAGCAATACACATTAGAGCATCGGCACTTGCCGAAGGTAAAGATATAGATGTCATATTTTCGCAAAGCACATTCAAATTTTTAGATTTACAAATTTTAACAAAATTTTCGCAATTATCGATTCCAATAAAATTAAGATTTTTAGTGTTATTATTAGTCATATTACGCCCATTTCCACATCCAATATCATATACAAGAGCATCTTTTCTTAATTTATTTAAAAAGTCATTTACCCAATTCCATTTATATAAACGTGTATTGTCAAAATGCTCGGCAATTTCTTCATAAATTTCTTTAACCTGTGTTTGTTCAATACTAGTGCTTGTGCATGTGCCTTCCATACTTAAATTATTAGTTAATTTAAGTTAATTAATAATTTAAAGTATAAACAAAAATATTTCAATTTTTATAACAATAAATTAAATCTATTCTATAAATTAAATCTATAAATTAAATCTATAAATTAAATCTATAAATTAAATCTATAAATTAAATTTCATAAAAAAAATTGAAATAACTTTTTCTTTTTTTAAAATCAATTCAAAGTAAACAATATGGAACTCATTAATAATGATACTATTATTCAAACTATTACTTGCCCTATTACTCAATGTGTTATGAAAGATCCTGTTCAAGGCAATGACGGAAATACATATGAACGTAGTGCTATTATTAGTGCATTGACTATTAAGCAAGAATCACCTATTACACGCCAACCTATGAGAGTTTCCGATTTAAAAGTGAATGTAGCACTCAGATTTTTATGCGACAAATATCATCAAATTTCGCAAAGTGTAACTACTCAGCACACCGAACACCCATCAAGCAAACCTATTATTTTGGACCATACTATTAGTAAAAACAATAGCAAACTGCTTTTAACATTCAATGTAAATGAAGAGAGTTTTCCCAAAAATTTAAGTGCCGGTCATCTTTCACAAGACGTAGTGCTAGTTATTGATCGTTCCGGTTCAATGCACTCACAAGTTGAAGCAAAAGACCGAAATGGTCAAAATATGGAAAATGGACTATCCATTCAAGATATTGTCAATCATTCAGCAAAAACAATCGTTAAAACATTGGATCCGCATTCACGCATATGTATTATTAAATTTGACAATATTATTGATATTGTTACCCCTCTGATGTATGCTACTGAAACAAATAAAGTTCAAATTATGACTTCTATTGATACAATTAAACCTGGTGGTCAAACAAATATTTGGGGCGCACTTGAAAAAGCATTACAAATTTTGGATGGTCGTGAAGATAAATCAAGAAATAGTGCTATTTTAATGCTTACAGACGGAATTCCCAATGTTTCACCGGCACAAGGAGAGGTTGAAACGCTCAAGCGATTAAGAAAAACCAAGAATTTCACAACTCCAATTTACACATTCGGTTTTGGATACAACTTACAAACAACTTTATTATATAATCTTGCCAAATATTCTAATGGTGGAAACGCACACATTCCAGATGGCAATATGATTGCTACAGTGTTTTGTAACTTTATTGCGACAATCTTATGTAGTGTAGTTATGAATTTACAACTTCATATTACTCCTAAGCGAACTAATAGTGCTTCATTTAATAATTTATTAGTCGGTGATTTTGCCTATAATTTTGATCCAATTAATCAAAAATATATTTATGATATTGGAACAGTTCAACTTCAACAAGAACGAAATATTGTATTAAATTTTGAAGACAAGTTAGATTTTGATTATTATTACACGTATGCTATTGGAGGACAATCATATACATCAACTGGTCATAATGTAAATGCTGATTCTATTGCTCGCTATGTTACAAATATTGATAGTAATAGTCATATTTATAGGGCTACATGTGTTGAATATATTAGAAAAATGATTAATGCTAATAGGATTAATAATTTGCTAAGCACTCAAGCAAGTTATGATGAATTGGTAAAATTATTAGAAGAAAATAAATACTCACATAGTCAACCTTTTGTAGATGGTCTTCTCAAAAATATTAAGGGAGACTTCGCAAATATTGGACAAGTTAAGTTGGCAATTGATACAAAATATTTTAGGCGCTGGGGAGAATTTTATTTAGACCAACTTTCACGCTCTCTTAATCAACAAATTAAACCAAATTTTAAGGATGAAGGTTGTATGTTTGGTGGAGAAGTTTTCGAAGCACTTGTAGATAAGTCAAGCGACATTTTCAATAGTCTTGAACCACCTACACCATCATTAGTTGTTCAGCAAAGTGGAAACATGTTTTATAGAAGTTTACCATCATCAGCGCCGATTTCAATGGCATCTTATAATGATCCACACGGTGGTTGTGTTGACTCATATTGTAAGATTGCTATGTTTGATGGAACATCTAAGCTTTTAAAAGATGTACAAAAGTTTGATATTATTAAATCTATTGATGAAAATAATAAAATTGTTGGGGCAAAGGTATTATGTGTTGTAGAAACGCTTATTGAATCGGGTTATAGAGATTATGTAAATATTAATGGGGTGTTAATTACTCCGTGGCATCCTATTAAATTTGGACTTCATGGAAAAACGGAAACTTGGTGGTTTCCAGGAGAATTATTTAGCACATATAGTTATCCATCGTCAAGCATGATTACATTAGTGTTAGAAACTCACCATGTTATGTTTATTAATGGTTTAAAATGTATTACTTTGGGTCATAATTTTACTAATCACTCAAAATTAATTCATCCTTATTATGGAACAAATAAGGTTATTGAAAATCTAATGTATTATTTTCCAGAAGACTATGCGCATGGTAAAATTAGTGTAAAAAGTAAACATATTGGTTATCATACTACATCAACCTCAACCTCAACTTCAACCTCAACCATTACACATTCAGTTGTTTATTATAATACAACTAGTGTAAAAGAACCTTTAGTTATTTATTAGATTTAGAAAGAATATACCATTAATAGACCAATATACGTAAATAAAATCCCTAAAAATATTATAATAGTATTTGAGAAAGTATTATATAAAAAATTAGATACTAACAATGTAGAAACTAGAATTAGTGCGTCAACAACTAATATTTTTTTTCCATATTCTTTAGCATAATCTTTAAAAAATTGTAGTACTTTACTGCTTTTAGTATTAATACTATTTAAAAATAAACCAAAAGAAGTATCATGAATTAAACCAATAATAACAACATAAACTAATTGCATATAAAAATTGGGTGTTAATAATATAGCTAAATAGCTTCCAATAATTGCGGATGTTATATCCATAGTATATGCTCCAATTGTAAATTGGTTATACCATTGTCTAATAGTTTTTCCGCTATTTTTATTAAAAAATAGCATGTAAAGAACAATATTTTCTACTATTATACCAGCAATTATTAATGTTGTAATACTATGATAATTCATATTTATTATAACAAATATTATAATATTTTATAATATTTTATATTACTATTATATATACTAATGCCAAGAAAAACTAGAACAAGAAGAGTTAAAAGAGCTAGAAGAGTTAGAAGAGCTACAAGAAGAGTTAAGAGAGGTAGAAGAGTTAGAGGGGGATTTACTTTTCCTAATATGAATCTAGAGTCAATAAAAGAAAGAGTAAAGCAAGAAGTAGAAAATGCGAAGCAAGAAATAAATATGGCAAGAAGTAAAGTAAGTTCTATGGCATCAGAAGCAAAGGCAACAATAACCGATCTTAAAAATAATTATCAATCAGCAGTTAGCAATGCCAATGCCTATGCCAATGCCTATCAGCAATAAAAATCATTTAAGGTCTTGTAAACATAAATGCGTGCTGTCTAACTAATTTTGGTTCTGAAAAATCTATACTTCTAGAACAAACATTATTATCTAAATTTACTTCATTTTTTATGTTATAATCATAGTAAGCATCATGCTTATAATAATTACTATTATAATTACTATTATAATTATAAATAACTGCTTCTAATTTAGTAATTTTTTCTCGTAACTCAATTATTTGTTTTTCCAAACCAGTAATTTTATTTTCCATATTATTTTCCACAAGCATATTAATATTTATTAATATTTATTAATATTTATTAATATTTATTTATGTTATAATTTTATAATGTCACCAATTAATAACTTATTAAATACACAACCCACTATAACAAATATAATTCTGACAGATGCTGATGTAAGGAAATTAGAAATTATTAATAAAACTATGTCAGCAAATATTGAAATACTGAATAAAAGAGTGGATTTTTTAATTTTAAAACTAATAAATCTAATTATTTTTTTATTTCAAAATAAAAACATATATAGTAATGAACTATTGAGAGAATAATTTTAAATATTTATAAAAAATATTTAAAACCATAATATTATCATTATTTACAATATTATGGTTGCTATTGGTATTGATTTAGGCACAACATATTCGTGTGTGGGTGTTTGGAAGGATGGTCAATGTGAAATTATTGCTAATGATCAAGGATTAAGAACAACCCCTTCATATGTTGCTTTTACAGATAGTGAGCGTTTAATTGGAAATGCAGCAAAAAATCAAGCATCTCAAAACCCAGAAAACACTATTTTTGACGCAAAACGACTTATTGGGCGTATTTTTAGTGATCAATCTACACAAAACGATATTAAACACTTTCCTTTTAAAGTAATTGATAAAAATAATAAACCGATTATTCAAGCAACTTATAAAGGCGAATTAAAAGATTTTCAACCAGAAGAAATTTCATCTATGATTTTAGTAAAAATGAAAGAAACTGCGGAAGCGTATTTAGGTGTAAAAGTTGATAGTGCTGTTATTACTGTTCCAGCATACTTTAATGACGCTCAACGTCAGTCTACAAAAGATGCCGGAGCAATTGCCGGATTAAATGTATTACGAATTATTAATGAACCAACAGCTGCTGCAATTGCGTATGGACTTGAGCAAACAAAAGACAGCACAGAAAAACACATATTAATTTATGATTTAGGTGGCGGAACTTTTGATGTTACACTTTTAAGTATTGATGATGGTGTGTTTGAAGTAAAAGCAACTGCCGGCGACACACGTCTTGGTGGAGAAGATTTTGATACTCGTCTTGTTCAACATTTTGTTCAAGAATTTAAACGTAAGCACAAAAAAGATTTAAGTGAAAGTAAGAGGGCAATTAGTCGCCTTAAGAGTGCTTGTGAAACTTTAAAAAAGACGCTTTCGGCA